AGGAGATACTCATAATTGGAAAGATAGGGAAGTTAAATTCTTTGGGGAAACATTTCGAACATTCGGACCAGTTGTAGAAGGAATTGAATCTATGGTACCAACTGCCTGGCACAAGAAAGTGACGGTAGAAAGATATGAGTAACTCATTTAAATTCAAGTTAAACACAAAAGGTGTTGGTGAATTTTTAAAATCTGAGTCTGTTCGGAAGATGATTAGTGAACGAGCCAACGAGATTGCTAGTCGAGCAGGAACTGGATATGAAGCAGATACTCAAATCGGTCAGAAACGTGCCACAGGACGAGTTAAAGCTGCTACATTTAAAGCTAAAAAGGATAATAAGAAAAACAATACACTATTGAAGGCGGTGAGAGGTTGATAGAAATTGAAATTAGAAAATTCATGACAGCTAAGTTGGAATGCCCAGTTGTATTCGAGCTTGCACCTAAGATGCCAGATAAATTTGTATTAATTCAAAAAACAGGTAGCTCTAAGCGAAATAAATTATTAGCCTCTACATTTGCTTTCCAATCTTATGGAAAGTCGATGTATGAGGCTTCTTTGTTGAACGAAAATGTGAAAGAAGTAGTTGAACAGTTAGTCGAATTAAACGACGTATCTGATGTTAGTTTAAACAGCGATTACAACTATACAGATACAGAATCAAAAAAATACAGATATCAAGCAGTGTTTGATATCAGACATTATTAGAAATGAGGGAAAAATATGGCAGAAAAAAACAACGCGAGTAACGTAACCGCAGCTAAACCTAAGATTGGTGGAGCTATTTATATGGCGCCAACAGGTACAGAATTACCTACTGATGCAGAAACAGCTTTAAATGCTGCATTCGTAAACTTAGGTTTCGTATCTGAAGACGGTTTAGAAAATGCTAACAGTGCATCGTCTGACAACGTTAAGGAATGGGGAGGTTCAATCGTAAACACAACGTTGAAAGAAAAAGAGGACAAATTCAAGTTCACTTTAATTGAAGCATTAAACTTACACGTATTGAAATTAATTTACGGTGAAAAGAACGTAACTGGAACTTTAGAAGCAGGAATCACTGTTAAAGCTAAATCTGAAGATTACGAAGAAAAATCATTTGTAGTGGATATGGTACTAAAATCAGGAGTTATTAAACGTATGGTACTTCCGCTTGCTAAAGTGTCAGAAGTAGGTGACGTTAAGTATGCTGGTGGAGAAAACATCGGTTATGAAACTACTTTATCAGCGTTCCCTGATGGAGACGGAGCCACTCATTACGAATACATTAAGAAAGTAGGTTAATTATGATTAAAGGGAAAACATCTTCCGGATTTAAATTCCAAATCAATGAAAGCACAATTAACGATGACTATGAGCTATTAGAACTACT